CCCAAGGCACGGTGTCCATCAACGGAGTGAACAGAACGCTCAGCGGTGTGATGAAAACAGCAACGGGCATGACGGTGTTCCACAACGCCGGCTCGGTTGCATTGATAGCGGCCGCTACCGACCCGGGTGCCAGCGGTTTCTACAACATCTCCGGTTCATACGAAATTATCGCAACCGTCGAAGGTGCGGCAACGATGAACCTCAATGCCAAGACGGTTGACACCTACTCAATAGGCACTACGGTGCGCTACCTCAACATGGCCGCAAAGACGATGATTGCCGAGACATTCGACAATTCATCTGCACGTGACAAGAAGAAAGACATCACTCCATTTCTTGGCTCTGCGCTAGATATTCTCAAGCAAGTTCAAGTGGTCAACTACCGATACAAGACCGAGATAGGTGAGTATCTGCACACCGGCTTCATCGCTGATGACGCCCCCGACCCGCTGACCGGCGCAGACCATAACTCCATGAGCCTCGGCGACAATATCGGTATGCTCATCAAGGCGGTGCAGGAGCTGTACCAGTTAATCCTAGGAGGCGCAAATGCGTAAGATAGCCGTGATAATTTGCCTCACACTGCTTCTCTCATCCTGCTACTACATATGGCCAGTCTACCCAGAAGAGGAAGAGTATGTGGATACCAGACAGTTCGCGCAGGTCACATCCTCGCACCTGTTCACCTACAACGGTCGGGTCTGCATCGCGTGCAACGCCCTGCTCCCTGCCGAGATATACAACCCCAACAACTACACCATCACGGTCACGGCCGACGGCACTGATTACATTATAGCTCCGCTTGGAACACTGGAACTCAAGGAGGATAAGGCGAAATGACAGACAGGGTAAGGACATCAATTAGCAAGGTGAGTGTGACACTCGGCCTCATCATCACCATTGTGACCCTTATTGCAGGTGGGGTGCGCATTGTTGACCTCACCAGCCAGACTGCATCCACGGTTGCGATACTGAGCAACCGCATAGAGGCTGAGCATGTAGAGCGCATCACTCAGGACGGAATCCTCAAGGACGCGATCGTGGCCGAGCGCGAGGATAGGAAGGCAGACAACACAAAATTGCTGGTCAAGCTGTCTGAGATTGACACCCGTTTACTGTACATTCAGCAGAGCATAGATTCTATAGGAGGCCAAAATGGCAAAAATTGAAGCATCAATCAATGATCATGACGCGTTGGAGGTTTTCGACTGGGCGAGAAACTTCCTCACCCAAGCGCAGACGGGAGCAGAGTCGGGAGTAGGTGGCACAACAAGGAAGCACCGCAAGGTGTCACTCGACACTCTTCGTTCCCTGCTCGTCGAGGTGGCGAATGTAGTCAACAACCTCACCACCGAAGAACCAGGGAAGGTGCTGGACGCTCGGCAGGGCAAAGTGCTATCTGATGCGATCGCGCTTCGTGAGCTTCTGGCGAACAAGGTTGCATCCTTCCAAGCAGAGCCGGACGATACACACTACCCGACCGAGAAGCTGGTCAAGGACGCACTTGATGTGCTCACCAACCGCATCGACAACATCCTCGAAGGCCAAGACCTTGACCCCAACAAGGATGTAGAGCTGCTTGACTCCCGTCACTCCAACGTGAGCGATGAGACATATGACTCGCTCGGCAAGAGGCTCGACGGTATCGACGACTCATACAACCGCTTGGCTTCGTGGAGTGCCAAACGTTTCGGCCTTCGGTTCTATACCGACACCGGTGAGTTCGCCAGAATCGGCGACGCGGCTGGCATGGTGCATCGCAACCACGCAGGCTCGTATACACCGGGTGTCTACTCAGACTTCTCATTCGAGGACCCGTGGGGTGGCATCAAACCCTGCAAGATGGATGACGACGGCCATATCCTCGGCTGGTACGGCGACCCCGGCTATGAGTTGCTTGACGGTGACGAGATGGCCTTCATCCCCCGTGTTTTCACGGGTTGGACGGGCAACGTGGTCGGAGGACGGCCTTGCATCGACATCGAGGCTTCACCTGCACAGCTTCCCGGCTTGTACCCTACCGGCTTCATCGGGATGAACGGCGAGTTGCTCCGAGGCATCTACGTCGGACGCACCAAGCTCGGTACGTCTGGCGGCAAGCTGAAATCGGGAGCTGGTCTTGCACCCGTAGTCAGTAAGAGCATGAACAGCTTCAACACCGACCTGCGTGCCAAGAGTGCGACTGCAAAGTGGCGTCTGCACGACTTCATGGCATGGATGGTGCAGACCACCCTCATGGCAATCGAGATTGGCACGTTCGATGTCAAGACCGCAATCGGGCCGGGTATACAAGGACTGAGCGACTCGTATTCCGCAAGCAATGTATGTACCGTGGCGACAACCGATGCGAACACCTTCATCATGGCAAAGACCAGAAGCCAATACTTCAAGGTCGGGATGATGGTGCAAATCGGGACTGCTTACACCGACAACAGCATCGCTTCCAATCGGACTATCACCGATATTTCGGAATACGATGAGACCAACGACATAATTACCGTTGACGGTGCGGAGTTCACTACCACAACTTCATCGACCATCGCTACATGGGGCCAAATTGTCCCTGTCGAGAACATGGATGCACTCAAGGGAGAGAGTGGCTATATCACTCGCTTCGGCTCTGCAAGCCAAAGCAACGTCTGCTGGCGGTGGATATGGGATTTGTGGGGAAATGTATGGGAGTGGCTCGGTGGCGTTCTGCGCTCGGAAGGGAAGTTCTATCTCTGCTTCGACCGTGATAATTACCAGAGCGACCCTGTGGGCAAAGACGGATGGATAGACACAGGCTACGCTCCTGTGGCAGAAAACGGCTACCAGAAGGAGCGCGAGGTCATCACCTACCGCAATGGACAGATTTCCTTGCCGAAAACGACAGGAGGAGCCGGAGTTGGGGCGAACACATGGTATGCGGCGTACTTGTACAACTTCGGGGTTGATTACCAGACAAGCGTGCGGGCTGTCCGCGTTGGTGGCAATTTCAACTACGGCGTCATTGTTTCTCCTTGCTACTGGGTTGGTTACAATGGGCCGGCGGACTCGAGCATCGTCATTGGCGGTCGCTCCGTTATCGAAAAGGAGGCTGCTTAGGGGGTTCGGGGGTATCCCCCGATAAAGAAAAAAATGAATGTATTTTGATTTTTTATAGGATTGGGTTGTGAGGGTACAGCTGGCTGTCCACGTTGGTGGCAATTTCAACAACGGCGTCAATGTTTCTCCTTTCTACTGGAATGGTAACAATGGGCCGGCGAACACGAACATCAACATTGGCGGTCGCTCCGATATCCTTTGTATAGATGAAAGAGCCGTCACAACCCTGCCGAAAGGCGAGATGACACGTAAAGCAGCATGGCTGGTAGTTGGAATAATACGAACGTCATGGAGTGTAAAGGATAACACTGCGATGAAAACATGGAAGAATGTGAATTTTGATACGATGTTTACCGTGGAGCAAGCCGAGACAGCGGCTTGGCTTGCAAGCGAGGGTAAGCGTGGTAGGGCCGAGGTGAAGGCATATCTTGAGAACGAGAACCTGCGTATCGACCTGATATGTGACATCATGTCGGGGGCATACCGAATGGGAAGAATCAGAAAGCGAACATTCTACGACCAGAAGAGCGGGAAGAATCGGACGATCGTCATGCCGCCCTTCCGTGACCAGATTGTGCATTGGATGATAATGCTCCAACTGCGTCCATATATGGAACCGAGGTTCATCCACCATACCGTTGCCTCGCTTGACAACCGAGGGCAAAAGCTGGCGAACCTCACCATCAAGCATTGGGCAACATGCCACAAGACCGATACCCGGTGGGTAGTGCAGATGGACATCCACCACTACTACGAGAGTATAGACCAAGACATCCTGCTCTCGATGCTATCCAAACGCATCCGTGACAGGCGTGTGATGGTTATTCTTGAGAGAATAATCAAGCAACACGACAAGGGTTTGCCGCTCGGATACTACCTGTCTCAGTGGCTTGCGAACTTCTATCTGAGCGACATGGACCATTACATCAAGGAAAAGCTCGGAATCAAGTGCTATATGCGGTACGTGGACGACATCATTATCTGCACACGCACCAAGGCGCAGGCACTCAAGGCTGTGGATGATGTACGCAGGTATCTGGCTACATGCAAGCTCAGGGTGAAGCTGTCCGGCGAGGGTGCGCTCAGAACCTACCGATGGAACCAACCGGTGGATTACGTAGGAATCAGAACATATCGCGACGGATTTCAAGAGCTTCGCAAGGAGCGGTATCTTGCAACCCGCAGGACTTTGGCAAGCATACGAAAGAAGGACTGCATATCATTGTCACAGGCGAGGTCAATCATGGCACGCAGAGGCTATATCAAGCATACAGGCTCCACGAATCTGAAGCGTGAAATCAATGAGATTGTGCATATGTACGAAGTAAGGAGGGTTATCAGCAATCATGACAAACGTAATGCCGCATGACAAGCAGGTCGAGGTCATAGAAATCTCGACGGGGATGTTCAAGGCGTATCTGCACGCGAACCACGTGCCGTTCACCATCGAATCGGAGGAGGGTCAGAGAACCGAGTACCAGTGTGATACCGTGCTCACCGCCCCCATGAGCTTTGCATCCGAGGAGGCAGCAACAGCGTTTTTCACCGAACACCACACCGAGCTGGCCGAGGCCATCAAGGCACGCGAGGCGGTTGGACGTGCGAAAAGCAATGCTGAGATTGCACATGCCAAGCTGGATGCCAGTGATTACGCCGTTATCAAGGCGATGGAAGCCTTTCTTGCAAGCCAAGGCATCGAGATACCGGGCCGCGAGGGAGCAGAGGACTTGCGCCAGACCATCCGTGATTACAGGGCGATGGTGCAATGAGAACCGACCAGTACAAGCACTTCTTCGTGTGCTTCATGGTATCTGCCTTGGGAACCATCCCTTGGCAGATATGGCACGAAGGGTGGATGCTCGCACTTCCTGTGGCACTCGGCCTTCTGGCTGGGTTCTGCAAGGAGTTTGCGGACATCGGGGGAAGCGGTTTCGACTGGACGGATATCCTCGCTGATGTGGCGGGGATTGTGGCGGCCATGCTCCTGTGTGGGCTGGCAAAGGGGGTGACATGGATTACAAATTGCTTGTAGTTGCACTGCTCGTTGTAGCAGTGGCGATCTCAGCATTCCTCGAATGGGTGAAGCTGACTGCAAAGAAACAGAAGAAGGAAATCCCAACATTTGTGCTCATCATTGTTCCTGCAATGCTGTCAATCGGGCTGTCGTGGGTGGTCTGGTCTGCGCTCGGTCTGCCGGGCAAGGCTCAGATAATCGTGCTCTATGCTCTTATCGTGTTCGTCACCCAGTATTACCTCAGCATGGAGGTGCTCAAGCGCGTCGGGAAACCTGTGGCGCGGTTCTTCATGCGTAGCAAAGGCATGAGTGCAGATGAGATAAAGGAGGCGCTCGGTGAATGAGATAATCCGCTGGTTAATCGGTGCAGCCTTCGCTATCCTTGCGCTTCTGCTTGGTATCGAGAAGCGCAAGACGGCTAAGGTGACCAAGGCAAAAGAGAAGGCTGAGGATGAGCGCGACCAGTACAAGGTCGTGAACAAGGTCTATCAGGACGCTGACCAGATAAAGGACGAGCTGGTGCAGAAGAAAGCCGAGCTTGCCCGAGAAGAGAAGGAGGTGGTCCAATCTATCGCTTCAATTCCCGAAGAGAAGGAGGAAGAACTCAGTGAAGAAGAAAAGCAGATTGCTTCTGATCAGTATGCTCGTGCTCGTGATCGCGCTGAGCGGCTGCAGAACCGTAGTACAGGACGTTGAGCTGAAGCTCCCTACGCTCGAAGCCTTCCGTCCTGCTCTGATGCCGGACGATCTTGTAGCCGAACCGCAGACCAGCAAGGACATCTTGCACAACTCGGTAATATGGGAGTTCTATTCATACGACTGGCAGGACTACGCCTTCGCCCTTGAAGACTATGTGCGCGACATCAAGGTGACCGTCACCCCGCCGCCTTGAATAAAATGATTAACACACCATGTTAATCAGATTTATACAGCCCCGCATTGGGGCTGTTTGCTATTCTATCTCTTCGGCCGTTCCTTCGAGCAGTGCGCGTACCGGTTGGAGCTGTGCCAGAATCTTGTGAGGCTTGCGATGGTCGTACTCATCACGGAAGGAGGTGTGGCCCATCAGCTCGAGAAGCACCTTGTTCTCAACCCTGCCTGCCAGTTCAGTCTCGAAGGTATGCCGGAAGCTGTACTGTGTGCGACCCAGCGAGGGGACACCAGCACGCTTGTACACACCCTTGAGATGTTTGTTGGCAACGTCGGGGATGATGAGCCTACCGTCGATTGCGAAGAAGAAGTCGGTGTCCAGCATCGTTACAGCCAGATCGTCGAGCAATGAGCAGGTGATGTCGGTGAGCACGCCTGTTTTGTACTTCTGCCCCTTCTTTGTTGTCTTGATGGAACCCATGAGCTTGCGGGACCTGAAGCTCACGCTCTGCTCGGTGAACACTCCGTGCAACTCGGGGAAGTAGTTGCGCCTCTGCAGACCTGCCACCTCACCGGGGCGGAAGCCGGTGTCGCGGAGAACCAGGAAGTAAGCCGTCCACATCGCACCTCCCCATATCCTAAGCAGTTTCTCCCTGTCCCTAGGGAAGAGCAGGGCAAGCTCTTGTTGTGTGTAGGGTATGCGACGCTCATGCTCGGCGTTGATCATACGCACTTCTGCTGCCACGTTCCGGTCAACGTAACCCTCGCGCTTAGCCTCCTGAAGCACATCGCGCAGACACATCAATACCTTGTTGCGCGAGGCATCCGCAAGGTCAACCTTGGGGTTGCGGTAGCTCTTCAGCTCAAGGAGCCAGTCCTCTATGGCCACATCGGTGATGGAGTCAAGCAGATGCCGTCCGAACTTGGGAAGGATGTAATTCTCTAGCCGTGCTTGGTTGGCAGAGTAGTGGGTCGGTTCGTATCGAAGCTTGCGCGCCTCGTTGCGCCTTCGGTGTCCATGAGGGTCCTCAGGCCCGAAGAAGTTGTGCGCGAACTCGGATAGTGTTGGCATCGCCTTGGCTTTGCTCACGCCGCTGGAACGCATCTGCTCTTCTGCGTACAGGACTGCGGCATCTCTTGTCGCGCATCCGGTTGAGAACCACTTGCCTGGGATGTGCTTGTAGCTGACATAATAGGCACCACGGTCACCGCGCCACTTGAACTTGTATGGCATCTTCATGGCCTCAGCGTAGCACCGAAAAGTGCCATATGCAAGGGATTTGGTTACCGTTTTGGTTACCAAATGGCAAAAGAAAAGCAGTCAACCTCTTAACCTGTAAGAAATTGACTGCTAATTTATGATGCCCAGAAGAGGCATCTTTGCATACTACTATGCACTAATACCTTATATATAGATATATGGCTTGTCGCTCCTGTTGTGCTGTGTACGGCTCGTGGGCATGGCGCTGGTTACCAAACGGTTACCAGTCATCACCACCCTTCAGGACATAATCTTCCAAACTTGATGCGAGGCGCTCCCACTTGAGCTGTAGTTCATCCAACGCACCTGCACGCGTGAGAGGCTTGAGGCCGCTCTCAGGGTATGCAGGGTCGATGTAGCGCGGGTCGGACAGTACAACCCTCAGTTTACCCTCGCGGGTCTCTACAGAGATCGTGGAGACCGCTGTCGTGTCCAATAGTCCCAACCTCACCGATGTGCTGTACTTCCCGCTGATGACACCGCTTTCCTTGTCGCCGTACTCGATTACGCTGGACGCATCGGTGAAGGCCGTCACCGCCCACCGGTTGGCAAGGTCGAAGAGCTCAGTGCTGGCCTTTCCTTCTGCCTCAATGACCAGGGAGTACGGCTCTGCCTCGTAGGTAGTGGTCGCACAGCCGGAGAAAACCAACAGAAGTGACAAAATAATCCATAATATTCGCATTAATTCCCCCTTGCACCTTAACTGGTGTTAGTATGTTCTTGCTTCCAACTGATAAATTGGAGCACTATACCATCATCAGACTTTTCGTTTTGTCTTTGACCCACCTGCTGTCGATTTTTAATGCCAGTTCCACGATGCGCCTACACTCATCTGATGCGTGCACATAGGCTTCGTAGAGCAACATCGAACGGTGGTGGGCGATGTCCATACCACATGCCAAATATTCGACCGTCGTCCCGAGCTCCCGCGCCAGCAGAACTGCATGACGCAGTTGTGGCAAGCGCTGCCGTGTCCTCTGCACACGTATCAGCTCGTACTCGATACCGGCCGCCTCGACAATTTCCTTCACCTGCCGTTGGCCCTTGATCTGATCAAATCGGGCCCAAAATTCTCGCGCTTCATCGTTGTCCATATATAGCCCTCGTATTTCCCTTATAAACCCGCGGGGTACAAAAAGCAACATATGTGCAAAGTTTTCGTTGACAAAGGTACTATTGTACCCTAAGATGGAAGTATGAAAGGTACAAAAGACACCATCACACGAACACAAGCCGCCTCCCTTTTGCGCGTCGACATCACCGACCGCGAGAAGGCGGCCGCCAAACGTCTGGCAAAAAGCAAGGGGATGACCTTCCAAGGATGGATGGGTCAGTTGATCAAGCGCGAACTCGAGGAGTCACACCGTGGAAATACCCAGTTTGTCTGATTTCCAAGAGCTCAAGCACGAACTGTCCGAGGTCAAGGCGTTGCTGAGTCTGTACGCAGACAAGGCCGCCCTGCCCAAGGTCGTAACCGTGGCTGACATCGCGAGGATGGAAGGCGTGAGCAAATCACAGCTCTACCAGAACGAGCAATACCTTCTCCCTCGATTCGGACAGAGCGCCTATCCGCAGGGAACCACGCGCTGGCCGATGGCCGAGTACCTTGCATGGTCGGCTCGTGACCCTATGGAACGTCATCGGGAATGGGTGGCGCACTTGGAAGCACAGCGTAGAAAAGCAATCCAGTCGCGCACGTAGCAGGTGGGGGTCATAGCCCTGCTGGCTCCGTTCAAATCGGAGCGCGGCTTTAAAAAGATGCCAGCACCCGGGCAAAGGATGGCTGGCATCGGCAATGGCATGGAGTTCATCCATGGTTCACACAGCAAAGGTATCACATACCTGAGCGCGACTCAACCGCACAGCGGTTAGGAGAAACGGTTATGAGTAACACCGTTAAGACAAGCAGAAGCGACGAGATGCTGAAGAGCCTCGTTGCGCAAATCGCAAGCCAGAGTGTGGCAATCATCATGCAGTGCAAGCGCGAAGCACAGGGCGCTCATCCTTCCGACGCAGAAACCGATGAGTATGTGGCCGAGCTGGAAGAAGAGTTGAGGCTCAAGATCGCAGAGTGCCAGGTGCTCGATGCAAAGCTCGCGGACACCGAGAGAAGGCGTCTCGCCCTCAGCAAGAGCGTCTCCAATGTGGCAATCGACAATGGGCAGCTCAAGGACAGGGTCACCTTTCTCGAGTCAGAGCTCGCCGACTCCGGCCTCTACCACTACGAGAACGGAGAATTGGTAAGGAGGCCCCCATGCAAGTTGGCATAACGTTCGCAAACCTCCCGCTCGAAGTGAGCGGAGATATATCCCAAAGACCAGTGGTTCTAGGTTCGAACCACCCGAGGGAGGACTTATGAACTACATCTTCATCCAAACATCAACCCAGTTCTGCAATGTTGATATCGATATCGAGGCCGACTACGTACCCAAGTCGGGAGGGTCCCGTGAGGAACCACCCGAGGGCGGGTACTGCGAGACGCTGACCGTAAAACATCAGGGCGTAGATCTGACTGATTGGATTCGTCCTGACTACCTCAAGGACATTGAAGCGCAGGTGCTGAAGGAGAAAGGTCTATGATGAAACCGCATGAAATCCAAGTGATGGCCAAGCAGGTCACCCAGTACGGCAAGGCCCTGTGCCTGTTGTACAAGGATGCAAGATATGACATGTCGGCACTCGATGCAATGTTCGGCCCGAAGAACTGGCAGAAAACCTACCGGCTGGTCGGTGACAGCCTGTTCTGTACCGTATCTGTTTGGGATTCGGAGAAGAATTGCTGGGTCGCACGTGAGGACGTGGGGACCGAGACGCAGGTGGCCGAGGAAAAGGGACAGGCATCCGATGCGTTCAAACGCGCATGTTACAACTGGGGAATCGGCAGGGAATTGTACACAGCACCCGACATCTGGATACCGCTGGATAATAACGAGGTCGGCAGCTACGAGGCGAAGGGTAAGAAGGTGTACACCTGCAGGCAGAGCTTCTACGTCGATGACATCGGCTACACCGATAGCGGGGTGATCAATAAGCTGGTTATCAATGATGCCTCCGGCCGTAAGCGATTCGCCTTTAATGAAGGCGCGGTTACCACCGGAAAAACCTTACCGGTCGAACCCAGCGTGGACGAGTACCGTGTGATCGCCGAGGCCAAGGTCAAGGCAACCAAGAAATTCAACGAAGCATGGAGAGCCAAGGTGCTCGCCGGCCTTCCGACCTACGACCTGAGTACGGTCAAGCGCCTCGTCACCGAGACGCTGAAGGGGGAATAATGCTAGTCGATTATCTGATCTACAACCCCGACAACCACGAGTACAGCATCCAGTACGACCCGGAAAGAAAAATCGTGGTGCCGTCGGTGACCCAGCTTTTAGAATACGGGCATCTCATTGATACGAGTTATATTGCTCCTCACTATGCCGAGGACGGAACGATATTGCATTTCATGACTGAACTCTACGACCAGGGTTTGTACGACCCGTCGCTTACCGTCGACCGCGTTCATGCGGCGATGATCGGCTACGAGCAGTTTCTGATCGAGCATGATGTAGTGTGGGAGAAGTCGGAGCACAAGGTGTTCCACGAGCGCCTGTTCTATGCGGGTACGCTCGACCGATTGGGCACCATCGACGGCAAGCGGTTCCTCGTCGACCTGAAGACTGGCAACCGCTACCGCTGGCACGTCGTGCAGGTCGCCGCCTATCTCATGAGTGGGATTGCCAACGGGGTTGGGGCTGCAGACCTGTATCTCGGCTCCTGCGAGTTCAAGTGGCATGAGTGGACCGAAGAGGAATTGACGAAGGCTGCATACATCTTCCATATCATCGTCGACTTGTACTGGCACAATCATCCGATGGACTACAAGCGTTTGTGCAAGATGCAGGATGAGATGGCATGAAAACCGAGTGGACAGCCGAGCGCAACACGCTGGCATTGCTGATTCCGAACAAGCACAAGACCGCTGTCAAGGACATCTTTGCTCTTGCTGACAAACGTGACAACGGCTTTGTAACCATCAGGATCAGCAACGTTCACCGCCCCCGCACTACGGGGGAAGGCTCGCAGAACCACCACATCAACGGACACGTCCAGCAAATCGCCACCGAGACGGGCAACCCCTTCGACGTGGTGAAGCTGGAAGTGAAGCACCGCGCGATTGGCATGGGATACCCCATGCTCCATGAGGGCGGGGAAGTGAGGATGGACCTGTACGGCAGGCCCATGGGAATCAGCGAAGCCGACTCGACGGTCGAGGAATGTGCACTGCTCATCGAGGCTGCACACATGCTGGCCGCCGAGCTGGGCATCGTGCTTGAAGAAACAAGCGAGGAACAAAAATGAGCGATATCAACAGTGTCGTCCTGTGTGGACGCGTAACAAGGGACGCCGATGTCAGGTACACCAACGGCGGCATGGCAGTCAGCGAGATTTCCGTAGCGGTCAATCGCTATGCGGGAAAGGACAAGGGAGAAGAGGTCAGCTTCTTCGAGGTCAACCTCTGGGGAAAGACGGCAGAAGCTCTGGCTCAGTATCTCACGAAGGGCCGGCAGATTGTCGTACAAGGTGAGCTGAGGCAGGAGCGCTGGGAGCAGGATGGGCAGAAGCGAAGCAAGGTCCGCATCAACGCGAATGCTATCCAGCTCGTGGGCGGGAAGGATGAGAAGGCAGAGCCGACCAGGCAGTCTACACCTCAGCCAGCTTCCCAGCAGATGCTCGGGCCCGAGGGTTACGAGTCAGACGAAATCCCATTCTAGGAGTAATCATGAGCTACTTCATATCAATAAAATTGCGAAAGTCAGGAGCCTATACAAACGTCACTGTGACCAGCGATCTAGGAGAAGGGACGTTGATGGATTCCAAAGAGCTGCATCTACTCAAGTCCGAGCTTGAGGAGGTGCTGGAAGAATTGACGTCAGTGTTGCCGGAGGGAACTGAGTAATGAGCAGAAAGAGCCAAGAGATCATCGAGATGAAAATCTACTTGCTGGCAAAGAACGGTGGCCGTTGTGAAGTGTGTCACCAACCCTTGGCTCTCTCTGATTGCCAGCTCGCCCATCGCATCCCGCAGACCAAGTACAACCTAAAGACCTACGGCAAGACCGTTCTACACCACGAATACAACCTTGCCGCAGTCTGCTCACTAGGGTGCAACTCAGCAGTGCTGCTGTCACCCGCGACCCATCCGCTCGAGGCGGCAAAGCTTATCGAGAGGATACGGGAAAACTTGAGAGGATACAACAAATGAGAGAAATATTGTTTAGGGCATGGTGGAAAGATGGAGGTGGCTTAGTTGACCAGAATGATTATGTAATCAGGCCAAATGGAACTGTTGAGTTTCCAGAAGGTGGTTGGGATTTATGGGGGAGTGACGATTCTCATTTAGTTGTATTGGAGCAATTCACTGGCCTTCTTGATGCGACCAAGTGGGAAGATTTAACAGATGCTGAGCGTGATGAATGGATTAAATCCGGTCACACAAAAGAGGAATGGAAAGGAAGAAGGATTTTTGAGGGTGATGTTGTAAAGTATGCCGAAGGGTATCATCACTGGTCTAGTAAATATGATAAAGCAACTGTTGTAGAGTTTTACGGTGGTTCGTTTTATCCTTTCTGTTGTTGTGATGGCGAATATTCTATGAGTGCTGATTACGCAATCGTCATCGGCAACATCCACGACAATCCAGAACTGGTGGAGGCGCGCTGATGAGAGTGCTTGCAATCGACCCCGGTTCAACCAAGAGCGGCCTCTGTATGATTAATTCAAAAACCTACAGCCCCATCCATGCTGAGAAGATCAGCAACGAGGAAGTGCTGGACCTTCTTCCAAGCCCTGACACATTGGTCGTCATCGAGATGGTCGGCCACTATGGCACTGGCATGCCTGCGGGCAAGGATGTGTTCGACACATGTGTATGGATCGGCCGATTCCTGCAACACTTCACCGACTGCAAGTTGCACGTAAGGCAGATGATGCGCATGGAAGTGAAGATGAATCTCTGCAGGCATCCACGGGCGAACGATTCAAACATCAGGCAGGCTCTGATAGATCGCTTTGCATCGGGTGAGAAAAACTACGGCAAGGGAACGAAGGCCCAACCCGGCTGGTTCTACGGCTTCAGTGCTGACGTCTGGCAGGCCTATGCACTGGGCGTCACCTACATCGACAAACAAGGAGAAAGTACATGTATAACTTCGAGTTTCTGAAAAAAGGCCATGACTGCCTTCCCGCAGAGGATGCAGTGAAAATCAAGAAGACTGGGGTGAGAATCAACAGGGCGCTCAGCCATATCGTACCGCACAAATCATACGTCCAGATTGGAATCGATGCGAAGGCCGGCGTCGGCTGCATCAAGCCGGTGAAAGATGCACACAACGCCTTCAGCGTGGGTTCAGAGTTCGGAGGCAAGGTGGCAGGTCGGCTGATGGAAGTGGTAGGTGAGCATCCCATCGCTTCGGTTGAGAACGGCATGATCATCCTCAGACCGCGCGGCACTTCCATCCCAACGAAACTTGAGCAGAGAAAAGAAGCCGAGCCGGTGAAGATAGAGGCAGAGCCTCTCGCACCAAGGAAAGCAATCCAGAAAAAGCGCGGTCGCAAGCGACCTACAGAGGTTCTTCAGGCTTGTTCAAACTGCCACTACAGCAAGCCAGTCGAAGGTAAGCCGGCTCTTGTGCAATGCACAAAACGAACTCCGGCACAAAACCGCGCACCTGATAGCTGGTGCTTTGCCTACAAGAGCGAATCTGATGCCAAGGCCGAGGCCGAAGCAGAGCTTGCTCTGAGAAATCGCATCATGCAGGGGGTATGAATATGCAGACTACCATTCCGATGCCGGAACTAAAACATAAGACAGAAGCGGTATATTACTGGCTGGACAGGGTGCAACCAGGTCGCATCTTCACCGCACGTGAGGTAATGGGCGCCATCCACAGGATGAGTAACGGGCAGATGCACATCATGGATGGGACGGTGACGCGATACTTCCGCGAGTACAACAAGAAGAACGGCAGGAAGCTCGTCGTTGTGGTGGGCAAGCCACAGGACAGCAAGTACATGAAGCTGGACCCGACCGAGTGGGTGCAGGGAACGTTCGACCAGATGGAAGCAGGAAAAGGGGCGCGGGTATGAACAGGTTGCATAGTTTCACATGGAAGGACACAAGCGGAGTAATTGAACACGCCTCAAACATGTACGGAAGAAGATGTTCTATTGGGATGTACCACTTCATTGTAAGTCCATTTAGGCAAGATTTATGGTTCTTTGAGTTTTGGTACCGACTTGAAAGGCTCGCCAGTGGGACTCGATCAACTCCTGAATCAGCTCAGTATACGTGTGAAGCCCTCTGGATCAAGTATCTTCAAACCCACCAAGAAAATGAAGACATGTACTTTGTAGGGCTAAATAATAACGATATCTATGAATCAACAATCGAGCTCTACCGGTGGGATGAAAGCGATAAATATAACTTCAACACCTATGCAGAGCTCGAGATTGGGAAGGCTTGGAGCAATGACTGGAAGTACCAGGTAAACATAGCAGGTCCGAGAGGAAGCGGAGAGATGGGACCGCTTGTAGGGTATTTTGCGAAGTTCCCATCAAGGGCAGAGGCGCTCAAGGCGGGGAAGGACCGGCTGAAGGAACGATGTGCCATGCACATGGAACCAGAGCTGGCAAGGAAGGCATACGATGCCATCATCACACAGATTGATGACAAGGCTCAGCTCGAACTTTTCTAATCAAAACAAAAGAGGTAATGGCATGAAATTCAAACAGCTTGAATGGATAGAGGATGGTATGGGTGACTTCAGTGCGGATGGGTTCTTCGGTACGTTTTGTGTTGAAAAAATCGACGGTTGGTGGGAGGGTTTCCTTTCAGATAGCAACGACTACGACGGATTCGAGCCTGCAGACTTCCCGACAGCAGAGCAGGCCAAGGCGTACTGCCAGAGCCTCTTCGAGAAACAGGTGGCTGGAGCAATCCAATTCATCGACTGGGAGGGGAAGAAGAGCCCCCAGGAAGTGGCAGACTTCATAGGCAAACCGATTGCTATGGACCTTCGTGGCGGGTGGAGTTGGTACGAGCATGTGCCTATCTGCACCGGTGGGTACTGGAACGACTTCAGAAACGGGGTGGTATTCGCACACCACCTGCCAGATGTCATCGAATACAAAGGCGACTTCCTGCACAGCCTTACCATCCCGAATGGGTGGAAGGAGGGGGTATGAGTGATATGAAAAAGGCAATCGGAGTTCTTGGATTTATAGGCGCTGTCTGCATCGGCTTCTCGATCAGCACGGCAGCGGGCATTGTTGCAATCATCCTCTCGTGGTTGGTTGCGCGGAAATTGGAGGAACGGATATGAAGTGGTTCAAGCACGACAGCGACGCATCCAGCGACGCAAAGATCAAGAAACTACTGATACGGCATGGGGCGATTGGGTACGCTGTGTACTTCCATTGCCTCGAGCTGATAGCCGGCAACGTAAGCAATGACAACATCACCTTCGAGCTCGAGCACGACAGTGAGATAATCGCCGACAACCTGCGCATTAAAGGGACGGCAGAAAAGAGCGGAGTACAGGTCGTAGAGGAAATCATGCACCATATTGTGCAGCTCGAATTGTTCGAGAATCACGACGGGAGAATCACCTGCTTCAAGATGATAAAACGCCTTGATTCCTCCATGACAGGCAATCCTGCATTCAGGAAATTGATAGCAGATGCAAAAAATAGTCATGACTTAATTGATGAAAGTCATGACTCAGTCATGATGCGTCATGACTCAGTCATGCTAGAAGAGAATAGAATAGAAAAGAATAGAAAAGAAGAGAATATTAATACTTGCTCCGAGCTCCCGAAGAAGAACGGGAGCATCGAAGCCGACAAACCTGTTTATTGCACCATCATCACCAACACAGGCTGGGAATACCCAATCACTACTGATCTGGTTGAGCTTTGGAAGACCACATTCCCTGCTGTCAACATCGAGCAACAACTCCTTTCAATGAAAAGCTGGTCGGTCACGCACCCTAAGAACCGCAAAACAAAAGGAGGCATGCTTGCCTTCGTGAACAACTGGCTGAGCAAAGAGCAGAACAGGGCAGGAGACACCAGATTGAAGCAAGTGAAGAGGTTCGCTACCGAGACTGGCTCGCTCCAAACTTCGCCAAACGACTACAACAGCTTGTGAGGTATCGCATGGAACAGAAAACCGATTTCAGAAGCATGATAGAGAACCTGAAGCGCAAGTACGCGGAGAACCCTGTACCCGAGGACGGTACTGCTGCAATCATTGCTCCCGTGTCCATCACGCTTGAGGAACTGAGGCTGTCCCGCTTCCCGGAGCGGTACAAGGATGTGACGTTCGAGTCGTATCGCTTCTACGGCACGGCAGAGCAACAGGACAGACAGCGAAAGCTCATCAACCACCTGCGAAGAGGAAAGTCTGTGGTCATGTACGGCAACAATGGAACTGGGAAGACGATGCTTGCTTTCTGCGCCATCCGTGAACAAATCCTCTTGGGTAATGAGGCGGTGTACGCATCCATGGCAGGCATCGTGGATGAGATAAAGCAGGGGTTCAGTGACAACATCGCATCCTCGAGGATTGTGGACAAGTACATCGGCTATGACTATCTGGTAATCGACGAGATGGACAAAGCGTATGGTACTCCGACTGAGTTCTTGTCCATCTTCAAGATAATCAACGGGCGGTACGTTACGAGGCGTCCCACTGTGCTCATCTCGAACGCGAGTGACAGCGAGGTGATCGACATCATCGGCAAGAGTTCGTTCGAGCGTGTTGTTGAGGACGGGGCGAAGGTGAATATGAATTGGGAGAGCTATAGGCTCAGGAGGGCGTGATGGAAAAGACTGAAATGATGAAAAGGTATGAGGCTAAGACGGGGAAGAGATTCTCGCATATGCAAAAACGTGCCGTAGAGGGTGATATAAACTGCACCATGTCGACTGGGTATATCACATGGCTTGAAACCAAGGCAAACATTTCTGACGAGACAATCGAAGCGTTCCTAGAACTTATCCGCAACCAGTGTGATGAAATCTCTGCACTCAAGGAAAAGGCAGAAGCCTACGACCGTCTGATGAGTGGTGGGAGGAAAACGCTCAAGTATAAAAGATGAGCATTGGTGGCCTGATGGGGATAGAATAGCTTATTCAGCAATCAGACCAGATCTCATCGACTTCAACGGCGACTGGAAGAACTCCCTCACTCTTCCCGACGGATGGGAGGAATAGCGTGGAAAAGGCAAAGCGCGATGCGGTGAGGGCTCTTGCAGGTGCGGTACTCGAGAAGGCCAAGGACGACTGGCTGGATGACAACTGGCACGATGATGTGGAGAGCTTCCTGCATAGCCACCTGCTCACCCTCTACCTGCTCCTTGCAGAGGTGGATCGAGGCTTGTACCTCGGGGAAGTGAGGTGCCAGTGAAGAAGCGAGGCGACCGATTCCGCAATCCCAAGCCGGTGCTGGCTGTGTTCGACGGGGGAGCCATCAGGTGCGACTCCATGAGCGAGGCAATGGCAGTATTCCACATTCCTTCAACCAGCACACTCTCGCGTCTTATCCGCAACGGGAAGGCTTGGAAGGACGGCACCTGCTTCGACTGGGCACTAACAGACCCTGTCTAACCGAGGCAGGGGTACAAAAGACAACATTATGTGATAAGCTGTGAATATGGGAAAGACGGGCAAGAAAGAGACCAGGGGAAGAAGGACGCTGTACAAGGCCGAGATGTGCGATCTTGTAGAGCGTCTTGCCATGCTCGGGCTCAAGGACACTGAGATTGCCCACACCCTCAAGATCACCGAGCGGACGCTGAACCGGTGGAAACATGATCACCCAGATTTTTGTCAGTCCCTAAAGGATGGCAGGGAAGAATCCGACGGGATGGTCGCAAGGGCGCTGTTCCATCGTGCAATCGGGTATTCACACCCTGAGGACAAGATATTCATCAGCAACGGCAAGCCTATCATCGTGCCGACCATCAAGCATTATCCCCCCGATTCGGTAGCGGCCATCTTCTGGCTCAAGAACAGACGGCCGGACAAGTGGATGGACAAACCTATCAGCGAGCCTACCGGTGAGGAAGAGGCGGAGTTCGAGAAGGCACTCAAGGCCAGCGCTGCCAAACTGTGGGAAGATACTCCCCCTGTTGAACAGGAGGCTGACGAGTGAAGGTGGTCCCCTCCCGCATAGACTGGCAGTTTTCCAAGAAACACCTGATGGTACTCAACTGGTGGCTCCCCGATTCCCCTGTGCGAGACAGCTTCGGCATCATCCTCGACGGTGCGGTGCGAAGTGGTAAGAGCCTTCCCGGTTCTATCAGCTTTGTGAAGTGGGCGTTCAACCGATTCCCTCAAGGTGGTGGGGAGTTCTTCATCGCCGGCAAGACCGTGCATGCAGTGGTGCGCAATATCGTGCGCCCGTTGATGAAGGCATCGCGCTCAATCGGGTATCGGGTGGAGTACAAGAAGGCCGACGGCTTCGCACTTATCACCAGCAAGACAGGGGTACAGCATCGCTTCTACCTGTTCGGGGGACATGACGAAAGCAGTCAAGACCTCATTCAAGGATTCACCGCTTGGGGCGGTTTCTTCGACGAGGCGCCTATCATGCCGCAGAGTTTTGTCGATATGGCCATCAGCCGTCTGTCCGTCGAGGGCGCAACCGTCTGGTTCACCTCCAACCCGCTCAACCCGGGGCACTGGTTCAAGAAGGACTTCATCGACCGAGCGAGAGAGAAGGGTCTGCTGTATCTGCACCTCACGATGGACGACAACCTCAGCCTGAGCGAGAAGGTCAAGGCGCGTTACCGAAGCCTGTTCACCGGCGTGTTCTTCCGTCGCTACATCCTCGGCGAGTGGTGTGCTGCAGAAGGGCTGATATATCCCGAGTTCGCAAACCGCGAGGACTTGGCCTTCGACTTCGATGGGAACTGGAACGCATACGGGGAGAAGTTCGTCGCATGCGACTACGGAATCCAGAATGCTCAGGTGTATCTTCTGTTCGCATGGCACATCAAGCGAAGCCGCTGGGAGGTCGTCAAGGAGTGGCGGCACTCAGGGCGCGAGAGCGAGGTGCAGATGACCGACGCCGAATACTACAGGGAGCTTGAGGCGTTCACACACGGCCTCGATGTGCGTGACGTGGTCATCGACCCGTCTGCTGCATCGTTCATCGCAGTGATACGCAAGAGCAAGCGCTACAGAGCCATCCTCGCATCGAATGAGGTGGTGGCTGGCATCGGCTACACAGCAAGCCTGTTCCACATCGGCAAGCTGGCTATCGCACGCGGTTGCACCGGCCTTATCGAAGAGATGGGCGGCTATGTGTGGGATGAGAAGAAAGCCCAACGAACCGGAGAGGAAGCACCGGTGAAGGTGGGAGATCATGGGCCCGATGCTCTACGCTACGGGGCATTTACACATATTCGCAGGTATGAACGCAGATATGGAATCTTAATCTCAAGGGAGGCCGCCTGATGGGATTCTTTTCGGGCCTATATTCAAAAGCAAAGGGGTGGATCATGAGTCTATTGCCAGTACAGGATATTTTCAAGCAGATGGGGGTAAAACCCCAATTCTCCGCATCCATGCCCACGCTTATCGAGGCATGGCGCAACGCATATCAAGGCCATCCCGAGTGGCTCAAGTCAGACGATGACAAGAGCCTGGGATTCCCCAGCGTTGTCTGTTGGGACATCGCGAAGAAGGCCATCGGGGAGCTGGAAATATCAGCATCCCTTCCCACTCCCGAGGGGAAGGAGGACATCGAGCATCCCTTCACGAGCGAGGTCATCAAGCACCACATCAAGCCGTATCTCCGCTCACAGGTCGAGTACAGCCTCGCCATGGGCGGGGTCGTTGCACGCCCTTGGTACGACCAGAACGCCAAGAAGGTACGTGTAGGCTGGTACACCGCAGACATGGCACTGCCTACCGCGTGGGATGGTAAGAAGCTCACCGGCGTGGTGCTCATCGACCGCATCATCAGGACGGACAACAACATCAAGACCGTGCTCACCAAGCTGGAGTCAATCCAGCCTGCTACCGGCGGCTGGCTCATCACCACCAAGCTGTACAAGAGCACCGTAGAGGGCCAGCTCGGCAAAGAGGTTCCCTTGTCCACCGTTCCCCAGTGGGCCGACATTTCACCAGAGGTTCCCATTCTCGGAGACATCTGCCCGTTCAGCTACATGGCCACCCCGTGGGCTAATAACCAGGACTTCAACAATCCGCAGGGTACGAGCCTCTTCCGCGATGCGATGGACAACCTTCCAGAACTTGACCGAGCATACACCACGCTGTGCTGGGAAGTGGAATCCGGCAAGGCCGCCGTCTTTGTGGACGACTCCATGATCGAGGTGGACCCGACCGACCCGAAGCGCGACCTGCTTGACCCCTTGGAGAAGCGTTTGTACCGCAAACTCTCATCGGTCGAGGGCAAGGACCTGCTTGAGCCGTACAACCCTACCTTGCGCATCGACCAGCTCAACGCGGCGCTCAAGACACAACTCTCTGTAGTCTGCATGGCCTGCCATCTCGATGCCGGGGCTTACGTGTACGACCAAGCAGCACAGGCGGTCACTGCAACCGAGGTGCGTACCAAGAGCCAGCAGACCTACGGGACCATCGTGGATATACAGGACCAGATGATCAAGCCGTTCGTAAGCCAGCTCGTGGACAACATCAGGGCGGTCCAACAACTCTACGAGACCGAGGCCATCCCCGACGAGGTGATGCTTGGCTTCGACTTTGGGGACAGCATCCTCACCGACGAGCAGAGCGACCGCACCAACGCACAGGCTGAGGTGACGGTTGGACTCCGCTCAAAGATTTCGTATCTCATGGATTACCGCGGAATGACCGAGCAACAGGCCATTGCCGAGATAGAACGCATCAAGGGTGAGACGCCGGTCGTCAACCCGTTCTTTGGAGCGTAAGGAGGACACAGATATGGATGGTTGGAACCCCTTTGAGGGACTTTACGTGATCGCTGTCGCTGGGCTTATTGCCTTGCCTTTTGCAATCTGGAAAGTTGTTGAACTGATAATCTGGATTGCGAATAACGTACATATTTCGATTGGGTGATGTATGCTTGACGACTTGGTGCTCTTCAAGCTCGAGACAGAAATCAACCGCATCTACGCACAGGTCGAGACAGAGATGGTTTCGGCCATTGCGCATGAGCTGGCCAAAGGTGCAAACGCTTCAGCTTCCCCCATCCTATGGAGAACCGAGAAGCTGAGGCAGATGGGCAGACTCGAGGGTAAGCTCTCCACTGTGTTGGCAAGAAAGAGCAGGGACATCCAAGCCGACCTTGAGGATTCCATCATCCGTGCGATGCTGGTAGCCGGAAAAGAGGACGACATGGTGCTGGCACAGATTGCATCGGTCAAGGCACAAGTCAAGGCCGGCACGTTCGTCGAGGCATCCAAGAGTACCGTGTTCAGGCAGATGACCGAGGCCGCAGTCAAGAACGCAAGGATGGGGCTGAACCTCACGAACACACGTGCCTTGCAATCAGCAAGCCAGATGTGGGTGAGTGCGGTCAACACAGCCTACGTGAAGACGCTCACCGGCTCTACCAGTCTCGACCAGGCAGTCAAGCTCTCGGTGCGTGAGATGGGAAGGCAGGGCGCGTATGTGACCTACGTCTCCGATATGGGCAGGGTTACCAAGACATCGCTCGAGGTGGCTGTAAGGCGCGATGTGGTGACCAGCGTGAACCAAGCGGCGGCTGAGATGACGATGGGCCGTTGTGACGAGTACGAGTGCGATCTGGTGGAGGTATCTTCCCACGAGGGAGCACGACCCGAGCATGCGCTCTGGCAGGGTAAGGTGTACAGTCTCCACGGCAATACGCAGGGGTACGAGCTGTTTGCAGTCGCTACCGGGTACGGAGAGCCTGACGGAATTTGCGGGATCAATTGTCGCCACAGTTTCTTCCCCTATTTCCCCGGTCTCTCCAAGCAGTCGCAAACCATCCCCGGACAGCGGGAGAACGAGAAGACCTACAAGTTGACCCAACAGCAACGCTATCTCGAGCGCAACATCCGTGCCGCCAAGAGAGAATCATCCGTATGTAGGGCAGCAGGGGATAGTGAAGGTTCGGCAAAGGCACAGGCGCGGGTGAAGGCATACCAGAGCAAGATGCGAGAGTTCATCGATAATTCAGGACTGACGCGGCAGTATCCGCGCGAACAGATTTACTCCTAGGAGGATGGCAATGGCGAAGATAGACATGAAGGTTACGATTGTATTCAACGACGACGGGAGCACGCGCTTCCAATTCGGTCCCCTGGTACCAGCCGAGTGGGCGAAGCAGACCAAGGGCCTGTATGTGTGGCAGCTCGGCATGATCACTTCGCTTCGCAATGCGCTCATCAAGTGGAGCGACAGGCATGAGAAGTCCAACAGGCGGGCGATCACCAAGTACGAGAGGATTCAGCGCAAGTTCATGAAAGAGCTTTCCAAGGCCAAGTCTCTGGCACCAGAAGTAAAGCAGTAAGCAAGGAACGGCAACGGTGGCCTGTCTCGGGTTCGATTCCCGAGGCTTACTATACCGCTTGTGCGGTGACAGACAGCAGTAAGTAGAGAGGTATCAGACATGGAATTAAAGTATGTATCGAAGCAGAGGGTTTGGAGTGGCGTCATCCCATTCTCAAGCAGTGCAAGACGGTTTTTCGGGACAGGGAAAATCGTCGAGAAAAATGACGGGTTGGTGACTGAATATCTTATTCATCAATTTGATTCTGCAAAAGACGATTACACTTTGGTGGGCAAGGTTGACAGGGTTCTATCTGAAATCAAGGACGACGATTTTGTGAATTTTCTGGAGATTGAGGATGTTGAGACGAACAATCTTGTTACCTATGTCTGGAAAGCATCCGAGTTTGATGTGTTTATCGTTAATGACAACGGCAAGACAGTTGATAAGATTTCTAGTTAGTGGGTTGATGGTCATAACCAAGCGGTTGTGAATGCACAGAGGCTTACGGTTGAGCCAGCCTAGCTAATCAACCGGATTATAGGACTGTGGCGGAATAGGCAGACGCAAATTGACGGTTATGGTGGATACCGCAATCGTGCTTAACGGGACAAGAGTTTTATGTAGTACCGATGACTTTGGGCGTTTGATAGGAAACGTCAGATACCACCTTGCAGGTTCAAGTCCTGCCGGTCCTATCTCCCCAACATATTCCAAGTAAGGCACCCTAACGGGTGTCTTTTTTTGTACCCACGTTTGTCTAACCGCGGGGTACTTTCGTACCCTTGAATTTTGTGAGACACTGTACTTGCAGACGGGCGACTGCATACTCGCCCTACTCCTAGGCCGGGGCGACCGGCATACAAATCCGCATGGAGGACACCATGGCACTGAAGGGACTGAAGGAATTGCTGAAGAAGGTCCGAGAGGACGCGGCGCTCACCGAGGAACAGGTCGAGGACGAATTGAACAAGATTCTCCCCGAGGCATGGATTCCCAAGAGCAAGTTCAACGAGTTGACCGAGGCTGAGAAGCTGGCCAAATCCCAGCTTGAGCAGACCAACAAGCAGCTCGAGGAATTGAAGAAGGGCTCCACGCTCACCGAGGAACAGAAGAAGCAGTTGGAAACCCTGAAGACCCAACTTGAGGAACAGAAGGCAACGCATGAGACCGAGGTCAAGAAGCTGAGAATGAACCATGCTATTGAGGCCGAACTTTCCAAGGCCAAGGCCAAGAACCTGAAGGCCGCACGTGCACTGCTCGACGAGAGCAAGATCGTGCTTGGAGAGGATGGAACCATCGCAGGGCTGAAGGAACAGCTCGAGGCCATGCAGAAGGACAATGCGTATCTGTTCGAGACCACAACCCCGCCAGCCAACAAGCCGAGTTTCGGAGGGCCGTCGGGAGATACCCCGCTCACCGGTGATGCCGCGCTTCAGGCGCAGTTCGCTTCAAAGCTGGGAATCAAGACAAGCTAGGAGAAGCAAAGAAATGCCTATTAGCTACGCAACTATTTTCAGCCCCGTGATTGACCAGGCGCTCATCGCCACTCTCACGTCGGCACCGATGCAGGCCGATGCGGCCGACATCAAGTACGAGGGCGGGTCCACCATAAAGTTGGCCACCGTCAGCACCAGTGGACTGGGCGACTACAACCGCGCAACCGGATACCCTTCGGGAGCCGTCAGCGTCGAGTGGGAGACCTACGCCTTCGACAAGGACAGGGCCATCCGTCTCAACATCGACAAGTTCGACGTGGATGAGACCGCTTTTGTCGATACCGTCGCCAACGCCGTCAAGGTACTGCGCGAAGAGAACACCGACCCCGAGATTGACGCCTATCGCTATGCGAAGGTGTTCAGTGCGGTTGCCGGAAGCTCGCTTGCCGCAACCCCTGCCCCGATGGCATCCTACGTACCCAATAAGAGTGACATCCTCACCAAGTTGCAGGACGATATGACTGCCGTACAGGACACCGTAGGAGAGACCTCCCCGCTGGTATGTTACATGAGCAGACAGGCATACGGTGTGCTTTCCAAGAGCTCTGAGATGAACAAGGTTCTGCAGGTGCTTGAGACCAACATCAACGGCGTAGCAACCAAGGTGAAGGGACTCGACTCCATGCCGATCATCCCCGTCCCGAGTTCCCGCATGCGGACCGCTTACACCTTCAACGATGGAACCAACACCTTCGGGTTCGCCGCCGCTACGACTGCCGGTAAGATCAACTGGATCATCGCTCCCCGCGGAGCCCTCAAGGGCGTCGTCAAGGGTGACGAGGTCAAGGTTATCGAGCCTTCCGTCAACCAGAGCTTCAGCGGATGGTCCATCATGTTCCGCTTGTACCACACCCTCATCGTTCTCAGCGCAAAGATTCCCAGCATGCGGATTAGTTTCCAGCCGGGCACCAACGCACTGGACGTGACCGTTGCGAAAGGAACTGCAGGAACCAAGGCAACCGCTACCGCAGGAACCGGCAACAAGCTGGGCTACAAGCTGTCCGCAGCCTCCATCGGTGGGACTGCCCTCAAGGATGTGCACATTTCCACCCTTGCTCTGGATAATGACAACTACACCAGCGGGGCAGACATCGCAGCCACTGCTGGCCAATATCTGACCGTTGTCCAGTACAACGCGACCAGTGGCCTTGTAGTAGCTTCCTACGAGAAGGTACTCGCAGCCGGTGATATTCAATAGCTGATGTTCCTGTTAAGCAAGTCTCCCTACGACCATGTGGCTAGGGAGACGCTCGAGGGAGCACAGGCGGCGATTGCTGAGGGCTACATCTTGGAAGGTGAATGCGATGAAACCTACAAAGTGACAAAACCCCTCAAGGAATTGCCGAAGGAAGAGAAACCGAAGCCAAAGGCAGAGCCCAAGCCAAAGGCGAAAGCGAGGAAGTAAATGGCATACATCGACAAGGCTTTCTATGACAGCATGAGCAGTACCACCATCACCGAGGAAGAGTTCGCCTCAATGGCCGAGCGTGCGTCAGACATCATTGATGCGCTCACGTTCCGCGCTGTGGAGCGATTCGAACTTGCTGAGGGCAATGCACTGTTCACCCGCGTCAAGAAGGCCACGGTGTACCAGATGGAGTTCATCCAGCGCTCGTTCGGTTCTCTGGACGCGTGGGAGAATGAGGCGGCAATGGATAGCGCGAGTGAGACCATCGGCAACTACAGCTACAGCAAGGGGACAAGTTACACGGTCGGGGAAAAACAATACATCAACGGCCTTATGGTTTCTCCCCACATCGCTGTGGTGCTGGCGCCGGTGATCGCGCTCGGACGGAGGATAGGCTGATGCTGAACCCTTCGGTGCTGTGCCAGACATTCACTCTCCTGCAGGAGATTCCGTTCGACCCTGAGAATCCCTTCGTGGACAATCCTCCGTTCGACCCCGACGACCCATTCGCCGAGGACCCTGCGGAACTTGTACCAGAAGGGGATCGCATCCAAGAGACCGTGCTTACAAAGGTGAGGTTGAGTGAAAGCTCGGGTGACAGGGCGGTCGATGCCCGTGGTGATTCTACCGCGCATCAGGCAATCCTGTTCTTCTTCTTCGGCATCTCGCGTGCTGGGGGAAGCCTTGAGGCACCTGCAATCAAGGAAGGTGACAAACTGGTCGAAGGCATCCATGAGGATATTACACCATATGATGTGAGCACCGTAGTGGGTGATGACAGTTATCTTCTTGCAGATGACGAAGATTCGTCAGCCGTGTACATACCGGCAACCGGTGAGCGTGTCTGGACGGTCAAGGGAGTAAAGACACTCAAGAGCCGGAGCCGCGACCATCACATGGAGGTGAGCCTTGTTTGATTTCAGTGTGAACATAAACACCGCCTTTGTGCTGGGTAAGTACGAGGCTAGGCTACAGCAGGCACAGGCTTTCTTGGACTCCGAGGTCATACGGCAGAGCCACCAGTTCGTGCCATTCGTGCAGGGAACGCTGGCAAATACCGTGGTGATCGAATCCCCTGGTCGAATCGTATACGTCCAGCCCTACGCCCGCAGGCAATACTACGGGGTGGATTACAACTTCACCAAGACCTTCCATCCGCAGGCGGGTGCCAAATGGACCGATAGGGCCAAGGCAGCATTCCTTCCAGATTGGAAGAAAGGCGTTGATGCAATCCTCAAGGGAGGCAACCGATGAGCACTCCGCTGGTAAAGGACCTTGTCTTGCTGCTGGTTGCAAACCGGACAGCCCTCGGCATCCCCACAACCGTCCGCATGGACAGGCTGATGGAGAGCGGTGACAGTATCTCGGTGGCGATGAACAGCGTGCCCAAGACCGAGAAGGAGTACATCAATGGGGCAAAGGTGAGGCAGGCATCTTTCGGGGTGCTGGCGGTCACGAGCGAAGCGGTCAGCGACATCCAGAACTTGGCGGCAGTATCGTGGCTGGATGCTATCGGGGAGCTGTTCGAGGGTATGAATAATTTTTCGTTATCAAGTGGTAGGACGATCATCGAGGCCACGCAGGTGACCATGCCGACGATCGTATCGCGCACAGACACAGGGCGCATTACGTACGTCCTGAATATCTCAATCAAGTATCGAGAGGAGGCACAGTAATGAGCCAAATGGGAAACACTGACAAATGGGTGTACATCGACAAGAGTAAAACCTCCACCGCGGAGTATGTACGCCTCGGTGAGGGCGTGACGGGTGTCACCCCTGCGAACAACATCATCACCGACACCAAGCACTACATCAATGCGGCCAACCCCACCACGCGAGTGAAGGGCATGAGCAAGCAGTTCAACATCGCCATGGAGCGCTACGCAGGAGACGATGCGAACGACTTCATCGCCTCACTGGCTGAGGTCATCGGAGATGGTGCTGAGACCACGCTGATCGTCGTGGATCACTTCAATGAGGCGGATGTCACCGCCAAGCCTGCCAAGCTCTACAACGTGACCATCGCGGTAAACAACGAAGGCTCCATCGTAGGCGGAGGCGCTATGGACATGGACGTGGCTGTCTACGTCAACGGCGACCCTGTCTCGGGAACCTTCAGCGAGACCAGTGCTGCTTGGACTGCAGGGACCTAATAGTAGATCAACCAGATGAGGCCGGGGATAACCTCCCCGGTCTGTCCATAAGGAGTTTTCATGGCACGCATTATTATTCCGCAGATGAATACCGCCACACTTGAGCTGAAGCTCAACGGCGAAGATATAAGTATCCAGTTCCCCGTCGATTCGATGGACGGCTACCGGCAGGCGGCTGAGGTCATCAAGGCATACCGCGAGGTTGCAAAGAAGCGCGAGCTCGTCAAGGGAGAACTTACCGAGGACCAGTCGGCAGAGATACTCGACCAGAGCATCGCCCTCATGGAACGCTTCCGTGATGCCGTGCGCATCGCCATCCGCGACGAGGCATACAACAAGCACCTCAAGACGGTTGAGGACGACATCCCCTTCATGTCATGGGTGGCAATCCTGAGCTACATCATCAGCGCATATACAGATTACTTCGAAAAGGTGACCAGCACCGAGGGAGAGTTGTAGTGGACAAGCGGTGGTGCATTCTTACAGACGCACTGCCTCACGAGCTGACCGTCGGAGAGGAAAGATTCCCCATCGACGTGCGCACCTCCACCGCGCTCAACTGCCTGCGCAAGCTGAGAGAGGACATCCCCGAAGAGGCCAAGCTCTCCTACCTGCTCAGGCGCCTCGGACTGCCGAACACCCTTGATGCTCTGGATACGGCCTTGGGATACCTCGCAGGCCCTCCTGCTGAAGAGAAGGAACCGAAGAGAGGCAAGCCGGACTTCGACTACTTCCAAGATGCGGATCTGATCAGCGCGGCTTTCCAGCAGGCATACGGCCTCGGATTGGACGAGCTGACCGGCATGCACTGGTGGCGCTTCCTCTCCTTGCTCGGTGGGCTTCCCTCAAGCACCCGCTTCATGGAGGTGGTAGGCATCCGCACCATGGAGATTGACCCGAAGGAGAGTGCTGAGTCGAAGGCGAAGAAACGGAAGGCGAAGAAGGCTGTCGCACTGAAGGACACCCGAAGCGCCGAAGAGAAGAAACGAGACGCCCAAGCGGGCTTCAACTCGCTGGGCTTGTGAGGACGATATGGCAGGATATGACGGACAGGTAGTAATCAATACCAAGCTTGATGACAAGGGATTGAAGCAGGGAATTACAGGGCTTCAGAATACGTCCGTCAACGCACTCAAGAAAGTCAAGGGCGTACTTGCCGCCGCCGGCATCGGCATAGGGGTGGCATCCGCGGTCAAGGGAATCAACAACCTCATCAAGTCCACTGCCGACTATACAGACCGCATCGATAAGCAATCACAGAAAATAGGCCTTTCCAAGCGGGCCTATCAGGAGTGGGACTTCATCTTCTCCGACTTGGGTGCGAACGTGGATGGGCTTCAGCTCGGGCTCAAGACCCTCTCCACCGCCATGGATGAGGCAAATGGCGGGAACAAGGAATACTCGGAGATGTTCAGGCGCTTGGGCGTCAACATCGTGGACACGAACGGCAAGCTGAAGGACCAGGAGACCATCTTCAACGAGGTTTTCTCTGCCCTTGCCGGCATGGAGAGCCAGACCGAGCGCACCGCAATCGCATCGCGCCTGCTTGGACGGAGCGCTACCGAGCTTGCTCCCGCACTCAACGCGGGTGCTGATGAAATCGAGTTCCTCAAGAATCGCGCTTACGAGCTGAACACGGTGCTTGATGATACTACGATTGCAATCGGGGTGAACTTCGGCGATCAGGTGGACCGCATGAAGCGGGCGTTGCAGACCGCATCGGTCCGTGCGATCGCTCCTTTCATGGACGATCTGGCAGACCTCGCCACCAAGTTCAGCGACGAGACAATCCCAGCTCTTGAGAAGTTCATGACCACCGCTGTGAAAGTGGGGCTGAGCATCCCGCCGGTCTTCGCCTTCATGAAGGCTGTCGTGGTGCAGGTGCTCAAAGAAATCGGAGAGGCGCTCGACGGACCATGGGAGAAGCTGAAGGGCTTTGTGAACGACCTGCTCAACATGCCGGTGGTGAAGAACACCATCGACCTTGCAATCTACCTTGCAGGCGACCTGTGGGATGGGTTGAAGAAGGGAGCCACCACCGGTGAGTGGGGCGACTTCTGGAAAGCTGCCGTGGGTGCTGCAGAGTTCGCAATCGGTATCATGGCCACCCTCAAACTGGCAGGCATGGCAGGAGCAGTGCTCTGGTCATCCATCCAGACAGCCCTGAAAACCGCAGGATTCTCAACCGCAGGGATTGGAACCGCAGGGCTTATCGCCATGGTATCTGTTGGCCTTGCTGTGGTGGAAGCCATGCAGGGTGGCGACTACAGCGGGCTTGCCGCGAACGTGATTGCAGCACTTACCGCCGCGTTGGTAGTTGGAGGTCTCACCAAAAGCCCTAATGCCGCGATGCTTACTTTCACGGTGCTCATAAATTTTAAGTTGGGCGAGTTCATCACCGATAACGCGGGCGACTGGTTCGCGCCAACGGGAGATACCCGCAAGGATATCAAGGGCATCTACTCGCAGAGGATGGGCGATGCGGGGTCGAATGTTGGGGAAATGATGCGCCTCAATCAACAGATCGGCACAGTTCTTGATAAGAAATGGATTTCACCTCAGCAGAAGGCAAAGCTCTTGCTTGAGAGTACCGAGGTTGGCAAGCTGGTGGTCGAAGGGCTTGGTCTCGGTATGGAGGAAATCGACAGCCTAAGCCGTGATGAGGCACTCGCTATTATCGCAGGCTTCGAGGATACGCTCAAGATCAAGTCGCCTTCCCGTGAGTTCATACGCATCGGTAACGAACTGGTTAATGGTCTTGAAAACGGTCTTGAAGGCATGCCGGACGCAGGCAAGGAGGGAGCTCAAGGGTTCCTTGATGCCGTGCAGGATACGCTTGGCGTACACTCCGAGAGCACAGAGGCCCACTGGATAGGCAACGAGTTTGTCAACGGCCTGATCAATGGGCTTATCGAGCTGATGCCGGAGCTCGAAGCAGAGGCTGAGAAGTTGCGCGATGCGCTTGCCAAGATATGGACCGAACAGCCTGCAATCCCTCCAGCTGGAGGTGGTGGAGGTGGAGGTGGCCCTTCCACCCCTTCCCATTCATTCGGTTCGCAGCTCAAGGGAGTTTTCACAGACATCGGCAAGGGCTGGAAAGAGGCAAAGGCAGAGCTGACCGCCGAGATTGCTGACTGGACAGGCTGGGCGAAGGGCAAGTTCCTTGAGATTGGTCCCGCGTTCGGCAACGCAATCGGAGCCGGCATGCGCTCCCTCGGCCAGTTCCTTGCCACACAGAAGCAGACCATAGCCGACCTTGGAAAGAGCATTGCAGACATCCAAGACCAACTTGCAGATGCACAGGAAGACCTCACCGAGGCACAGGACGACTACAACGACGCGGTGCTCTCAGGTGACAAGGACGCAATCAAGGCCGCAGACAAACGGCTCAAGCAACAGCAGAAGCTCATCGACGGGCTGAATGAGCAGGAGAAGGCTCTCAAGGACGAGAAGAAGTCCATCGAGGACGGTTCTGCGGCTTGGAAGACGTTTGGCAAGGTGATGCTCCAAGCCCTTGCCGATGTGCTCTACGGCATCGGTGCAGAGCTCGCCGCACGTGCCGCTATTGCAGCGGTTACCTTCAACTGGGCAGGGGCAGCGGTTGCTACTGCCGGCTCTGTCGCCGCCTTCGCCGCAGGCATCGCTGTGGACTCGTGGGCTGGCTCGTATGCTGAGGGTGGCATCATTCCGCAGGTGGCCGGCCTTCCTTCCACCGGTGACCGCCACGTGGCAAATGTGAACCCCGGCGAGCTGATTCTCAACCAAGCCCAGCAGAGCGCAGTGGCCGCCCAGCTCACCATGTTCTCACGCCTCACCGACCTGCTCAGTTCCCTGCAGTTCTCTGCCGGTGGTGGCATCCACATCTCTATGGCAGGTGCCACGATCAACGGGCTGAACGAGGACGCGGTCGGTAGGGCAATCTACCACAACATCAGATCACTGCAGGCTGAGGGGGTGCTCAAGTCATGGTAACGTATACGATTTACATGAAAGAGCTCTCAGCGACCAGCACGTGGCAGGATGTGACCCATGCGACGATAATCGACAAGGGGCTCCCGCTACGCAAGGGCTTCGGCTCGCTCTCGGACGCAATCGACGTTGGCTCGGTCAGTCTCACCCTGCATATGGAATCGATCGATGCTGCAGCACTGCTGCACACAAGCCGCAAGCAGGTGCTCATCCATGCAGACGGCGCTCCAATCTTCGAGGGCGTATCCTTCGACGATGCGGATGTTGACCTCGACATGAACACCGACTACATCTACGCATCGCTCAAGTTCAAGCCGTACTCATCCCTGTTCGAGCAGGCCAAGGTGCCAAGCGACACCGTGCTCACCGATGTGAAGATCTGCGACCCTGCGGATGCTGAGCATTCTCTGGTGCACATCCTCTTCGGCATGATTGTCGAGAACATGCCAGACCCGCTTCCTGCGATCATCTCCCCGTCCTTCGGCATCACGACATCCGTCAGCAACACGAAGGTGCTTCCCCTGGTTATCCTCGAGAAGGGCGAGAGCCTTGAGGATGTCCTCACATCGGTGCTCTACCAGAACGGCTACACATACTACATGGAGCAGTTCTCGGTCATACTCATCGAACCCTATGCCAGCGGGCGTGAGCCGACCTCGCAGGTGCCGATCACCTCCATCCTCGCCAAGCCTTCCATCTCACAAGCTCCCTACATCAAGGAGACGAAGTGCTCGGTGCGCTTCCCGCGAGTGGAGCAGTACGCAAACGAAGTTGTCTACGAGCTGAACGGGGACAGGATTGAAGGAACAGACGAACCCTCGCAGGTGCAGGTGCTCGAACCTGCCGACTACTATCCGACAGACGATGAAGAACCGGCTACCCTCGAGGCCGACTACTCGACCGAGCGCGAGACGGATGACATCGAATTGGTCTACGTCACCGGAGCCACCCTTGACGTGCACACACGCGCGCTCTCAGGCGACTCCACGGTGCGGGTGCACATCACAGCAGGAACTCACGAACTCGACCCGACCAAGGCAAGAATCCAACTCTACAACAACCTCACCTACGATGTGAGCCTTCGCAACATCCGCGTACTTGCAGGCATCGCCTACTACCGCAACTGGTCGGCTCTGTACGAGGACGATGATACCACGGCCACCGATACTGACGAAATCGACGGCCTCTTCATGCCGGACACGGCAACCGCTCGGGCCTTCATTTCCCGCTACCGCTCGGAGATCAGCGCAGAGAAGACCAGCGTCGAGTTCTCCACGCACCTCGACTTCTCCCCCGGCACGCTCATCGAACTGTCAGGGCTCCCGTACTGGCTTCTCATCCGTAGCGTAACCGACCGCAGGGATGGGAGCGATATCAAGGATTATTCCTGCGTGGCCTACCGAATCCATACGGTGGAAACCTCTACCCGCATCCGCGTTAGCGGCAATGCAAAGGTGCGCAACGCATTCTCACCAGTCCCCGTTCGGCTCTTTGCGCTGGGCAACGCTGAGGCACCCTACGAGGACTCTATCGTAGTTGCTGATGATGCGATGATAGCAAGCGACAACAACGCAATACTGGGTGCAAGTGCGGCATGGCAGCTCACCCGCCCGACCCCCGGGGCAGGAGAGTACGTGTGGTACATCATCGGCTGGTACACCCCGCCTTCCACATGGCCGCAAACTTGGACAGTCCCTGTCAAGGACGAAGGGCTTGCCGCATACGCCCTGCAACTATCTGCCCCTGAAGGAACCAACTTCTACATGAGCGGGCGAGGTGTGCTTCAGACGCCAACGCTCAAGTTCACTGCCATTCTCAGCAACATCCCCCCCGCAAGTGTGGTCTGGACTGCCAGCAACGGCACGCTCATCGAGGTGACAGGGGACGCATACTCGCGACAGCTTGACTGCTCGACGGTCTCCCAAGACAACGTACAGATAACCATATCGGCACTGGTGGCAGGGCAGAGCTACAGCGCCAGCATAGGCGTGCAGAGGGTGCGAGGCACCGCTATTGTGACAAAGCTGCCGATGGCTACAACCGAGACGCCGAAGAACGCCAACGGCGAACCATTGGTCAGTGGAGACTTCTTCCTTGTCGGAGCTGAGTTCATCGAAGGTGGGGTCACCTATGAGGTCGGCACACTTTGGGAATATGACGGCAGTGGCTGGAACCTCTCGGACGATGCGATGAAGGGTCTCGATGCGATGGACGACTTCGCAACAATCGCTTCCGAGGCTGAGGATGGGGTTTTCTGCCAGTTGATAGCAAAGCGCGTCTATGCTCAGAAGGCTGTCATTGAGGAACTCGGCACCAAGGAAATCACGCTCAAGACTGGTGGAAAGATACAGTCAGAAGTCTATACCCCAGGTGTAGCGGGCTTCCAAATCAAGGCAGACGGCTCGGTTGACCTTATCAATGCTTCAATGGTTTCCGGCCTCTTCACAGGCACCATCGACAGCCCCCCGCTCACCACCACCGAAGAGAGCGATGCAGAAGACCCTGTTACGTTCGATGCGTTCACCCATTGGGGAAGTGCAGACGTGTACAATGCGCTGGTTGCAAGCCTAGCCGCCGGTACGTGGCACACCATATCGGGGACGTACAACACAGTTGCAATTACCAAAGCCTTTATGACCGCAAGCATAGCTAAACCCATGGAGTTCGACTTGAGCGGTTCTTCTTCATCCTCCGGGTATGTGTACAGAAGCGCTGCAATCGTGTATGCGGGAACCTATGAGCTGACAGTATATGGCAGAGAAGTGAGTTTCCCTGATGGCGCAGACACAGAGCGGTGGGTGGTGTTCGTCAATGGCTTGCAAGTATCATGGGGAGGGTCTGCGTCAAGTAGGGCCCTCAATGCTGGCGATGTGGTACAGGTTAGGCTAAATGGTGGAGATTGGACCCTTGACCCCAATTACACTATATGGATAAAAGCAATCATACCCGCTGGCCTCACTCTGAGAAGCACTACGTTGCAGTATCACTTCCCTGTTCCCAACTTCTACCCCTCAGCTTCTCATGACCTCGTGATTTCCTCACCAACCATCGACACCGATTCGGCTACCTACAAGAAGTACGCCAAGGCAACGGCGTTCCTTGCAGGGGT